AGCATGCATCTATGAGTTGCATCTATGTTTAACTTTTGTTGAAACAGCCAGTTTTCTAAAAAATTATCATAGTAAGTATCAAATTCTTCTTGTGTTTGTTTATAATTCATTAGAGTTGTCATGGCAGAAACTCTCTGTAATCAGTTCCGTGAATTTGATCTAGTATTGTCATTTGCTCTACAAACTTGCGTCTAAGTTCAGGAATGTCTAGTGCATCTGGTTTCATCCATACCGGACTATATACTGGTTGATTAAAAATTACATATATACCGTCTTTTGCAAAAAAGTCTCGTATGTCATCAAGCAAATGATTATTAAGTGCTTGTGGCGTACACAGGCAATGAACTTTACCCAAGTTGTTTTTAATGTCTAAAATATTAGGATAAACAAAATCCCAATCTGCATTTTGTCTCAAATAATTAAACAATGGCCCAACGCCATCTACACTAACTATTACAATAATATCTTTAAACTGCTTAAACTTATCGTAGTATGGACTTAAATCCCATGTGCCATTTGTAGTGAGTGTTAGTTCTATATCTTTTGCTATACCAGCATCTATCATAAAATCAATTGTTCTTTTTACTTGTGGAATCATCATAGGCTCGCCACCAGTAAACTTAACAACTTGTGCATTACTTAAATGCTGTGTAATATCTCCAACTTCTTTGTGCCATTTTCTATCACGTAAATTTATATAATGTTGCCCAAGTCCTTGAGCTTCCGGCATTTTTGCTATCTGTTCCCAAGTGCTACTACTGCTAGCATTACAAATTCTACAAGCCAAGTTACAGGTATTGTTTATTTTAAGATCCCAGTACAGGATACCTTCATCTGGTTTTGCATTTGCTAGTGTTTTGTTGTGTGTTACCCTATAGCTTTTTCCGTCTCTGTCCTCTGTTGTTTTACAACCGTGACATGCATCCAACCATCCGTGTTTGCTTTTTTCATACAAATCCAAATGAGTGGTATACCAATCATCTTCAAATCTAAATTTAGGATAATCTTTTTTATCAAAAACACAACAAGGCAGTATACTACCATCTGGATCAATAGTTATACCATGTTTAAGTAATTTACAATAGCTCATAATTCTAGTACCCTACAAAGTTTAGGAAGATATTCAGTTATATCTAATTTTCTAAACTCATATGTATATTTAACATGTTTTTTAAAGTCAAGAAAATTTTGGTTGTTATGCACAGCATTTAAAAAATAGTTGTGTATACTTTTTATATGTTGATTTCCATAATGTAATTGTTGCATTATTGTACTAAAATATTTTGTTTTGAGAAGGTCCGGTATAACACTGTAATTATAGTGATGTGGTAGACTTGCATATGTATAGGAAAGCTGACTATCACTCCAACCCTGTGTTGTTGTGAAATACTCATAAAGATCTTTTAATTCCATAAGATTAAGTATACTAAGGGTAGCATGGTTACTCATTGTAACATTTGGCATTTGTGACCAATATGATATTGTAGATTCCACGTCTTCAAAATTACCCATTGTTCGTATATAAGAAAAGGGTTTATATACTGCATCTATGCTTAGACTTATTCTAACCTCTTTAAAGTTAAGTAGCATTTTTTGGATTTCTTTATCAATTGTACGTGTTCCATTGGTGCTATAAAAAATAACAATGTCTTTTGTATCGGCTTCTTGACATACTTTTTCTAAAAATGTTAAGTGTTCAGTTTCATAGAAAGGTTCCCCTCCTAAAACTTCTATATATTTTAATTTGTTAAGTGGAAAGTCTAATTTATCTGCTGTAAATTTTTTAAGTTTATAATTATGGTTTGCGTTTTCTTGTATGTTAATATATTGTTGTTCTTTTAACCAACCTGTACTACTATGAGTACCACATGTTCTACAAGATAAATTACAAGTGTTGCCAACAAATAAGGATAAAGAATTTATATCTCCTGCCTTACTGCTCCATTCCAAGACTTGTTTATTTGCCATATTACGTTTGCTAATTTTGCCTTGCTTTTCATCCTGCCAACATTTTTCACATGCTGGGTGTTCAATGCCATTTGCTAACGTTTGTTGTATTTGCTTTGTGGAATCGCTATTATAGTATTGTGTTGCTGTTATTTTATTATTACCATTTTTAATCCAGCAACATGCGCCGCCTGATCTTTGATCATATCCATGATATAGTAATTTACAAGACTTATCCGATACTATCATCTACAAGGTCTTCACGCACCTGCGCACCTAATCTACTTGGATTAATATAAACTTCTTTAAAGAAGCGGCTTGCTTTTTTATCCATGTCTGCAATCTCTAAGTCTAGTTCGTCTTGAATAATTCTGCCTAACCGTAGAGTTTCTTGTTTTAATTTTACACTATCATATTTGTAGCCAGTTGCAACACAAATACTATCCCCATCATCAGATGCAAACTGTGGCATAATATGTTCTTTAAAAAACTTTGTATGCCATTCAAAGTCTCGTACATCACGCCAATCCCAATCTTCACGCTCTAAATTCGTCATGTAGCAACCAAGTCTAGCACCATATACTGCCCATAATCCATTGGGTGCATCTTCCCCCACGCTCATCCAAACTAACATACGTTGATAGTTTCTACGATGTACTTTTTTGAGTGCATTCTTATCTACTACATCGCCATTTTCGAGACTCATCTTACATCCTTCACGGAAGCCTGCACGATATGCTTGGTAAGCACTGCCATTGTTGTGTACATCACAGTAAACATTGTTCATTTGTACATAATGAATATTCCAACAAAAATCAACTTGTGCGGCTTTGTCGCCTTCAGGAGCTGCTTCATGTGTACGCATGCCATTTACAACATGTACTGGCCAACACTTGATACCACCGTTGCCGTATACAAGACCGTTTACCATATTTTTACCTGCCCAACTTATAACATGACTTTCACCAACTTTATCCATGTCTAGTTCTACATTAAAAAAGTCGTCATGTACAATATTATCTGCATCTATTGTAATAAATCTTGGTGTTTCGCTCATTGCGGCGGCGGCTTTGTGTGCGGCATCACTGCCCCATACCCCATGGCTACGTTTTGCCCAAGGGCATTTTTCTAGTAAGTTCTGATAATTTTCATCTGCGTTTGGCTCATCATAACTAATAAAAATTACATCAAATTCTGTAATTGGTACCATGTCAGTCATTATTATTTTCTTCCTCTATAGATATTATTAATCTGTGTTTGTTATGCAATAAGTTTAAATCTTTAAACTCTGCTTGTATAGGCATTAAAAATGTGCCTGTTTTCTTTAGCTGTTCTACGTCTACTTCTATTGTACCATAAAACTCGTCCATGGCCTTACCTACAAAATGTAGTTTTAGTTTTTTCTCTAATAATCCTACATCTTCTAAATCTGTAACACTTACATTAGGTGTAATGGTAATACCTTTTTCTGTATTACGTAAACTTAGATGGGCATGTGGGAAACTTTTAAATGCTCGTTCTACTACATAACTACGATTTTTTATTAAACTATTTTGTATAACATTTAAACTATCTTGGATAAATTCAATATGATAGTTTTTAAAACATCTACGTGTTAGTAAACCTAAATCAGTAATATTTATATGCTGGTCAACTGCACTAATATCAAAATGAATGTTACCTTTGTCAAGTAACTCTACTGGATCTATTTCTATTTTTTCAATAAAAAAATCTGGCTTATTATGCTTTGTTAGATATAGATCAAGATCACTTTCCTTGCTAATCATTAACTCTTTTTTAAATGTCATTTTTGTAAGTTTACTAATACTATCTGGATTTATTTCTATCAGTAACTTACTATTTTTTGTATATATTTTTACTCTAATATCCCATTGACTATTGTAAGTGCGAGTAAGTTGATGTAATGTTTTTTCACTACTACGCAATCTTAATTTATCATCACGTGGAATTATTCTTAAATTTTCATCGTTATCAAATGCAATTATATAGCTACGTTCATTTACATCGCCTTTGAGTATTTTCTTTGCAGTTATATCATTGGTTTCTATATATGCATTTATATTATCATCAGGAAGCCTGCGCATAACATTAATAATTTCGCCATTCCATTCGTTATAAAAAACATAATAGGAAGGCAGATTAATGTCCTCTGGTTTTACTAACTCAATTTGTGATTCTGAAGTCATCTAACATTTCTTGGTCTATAAAAGTTGAGCTGTTGTAAAAAATAATATCGGTCAATTGAAAATTACTAACTTTAATTTTTTGATCTTTAACCCAACAACTAACGTATTGTGTCCAGTCATCTGGTAAGTCTGTATCATCTAATTCTACATTTTCTAAACTTAAATAAGTATATGTAAAATTATCTTTGCCCATATCCAGGCCTATCATTTTTGTAGCAATGTTAAAGCAAAGATTCATATTAAATTTATCTGGTTTGTTTTCCTTGATAAAATTTATGTAAACACTTCTCCAATTTTGTAACACTGGGTCTAGTATTTTAAAAAACTCACTTGCTGTTTCAGACTTTTGAAAATAAAAAATATCTGAGAAATAGCTGTCTAATAGATTCTTTTCATGACATTTAAAATAATATAAAAAATCATGTGTGTTGTTTTTGAAATTTTTAGTTTGTGATGGTAAACAGATATCATCATGAATTAGTTTTTCCCATATACCATCTATATTATTTGTAAGTATACTTTGTTTATTAAGAAAAATATTCCGATCAAAAGGTGTACAATAGTAAACCTGCCATATATTAACATCAAAATCTTCGTCTGGTAAAGCACCAAAGGGTAATTCAATTACGTAGTCAAAATTATCTTCTACAGTTTCAGGTAGTATACTATAATCATCTGTAACTAGACAAACTTCTCTATCTGGATCATATACTTTAATACTACGACCCAATAATGATGCTTCCATAAGTGCAGTATTATCAGCACTACTTGCGAGTGTAATGTATCCTTGAGTTTTATCAGACATCTAATTTCTCCATTAGTATATCCCAATTACGATCAATACTACGTTTATTCATCATGTGTATATTATCAAATGTGTTTCGAGTTAAAATATCTTTCCAAGGTTCTTTTCTATCGTTTGCAAAAAATATCCAGTCAGTTGCATCTTTAACTTCTAGTAGATCGTCTTTTTGATCCATATATACCATAGTTTTATCATTTATTTCATGTATAATATCACCTGTGTTCATTCCGTTCATAATATGTGTTGCAATACTTACACAATAGTCTGTACGAAATAATTGTCCTGGAAAGTTATATAGAAATTTATAAAAGTCGTAATTGTCAGCAACATGTGACCATATGTCAAAAAACATATCACTAATTTCGCTTTTATCAAAATAAACAACAGTACTCCACCACATAGGAATACCTACAGGATTTAAGTACTGTTCATATAAAAAGGGAGACTCATGTTTTAAATTTTTTGCCTGTTGATACATTGCAACATTGGCATCACTATCAAAAAGATAGTCTAAATTATCATTCCTTACAAAATAATCAATATCTAGTAATAATGTTTTATCAAAAGGACTATACGTATTAATTAAATTTTTGTTACTATTTTTAAATTCACTAGTAAATTTACTCCACGGGCTATCAAAGTGTGTTCGTAAATTGTGTTTATGTTGTACAGTTGTTAGTACAACTTCATCAAATGCTTTGTCTACTAGTTCATCACCCAATGAATCACACAGATAAGAATAATCACCTTGCTCAGTTATTAAGCAGGTGTTATTGTTTTTCATAAATTTTTTTACATATAATGCACTAAGTGTGGCTAATTTTACATAGTTAATATCCGAGTTATTATATGCAAAGAAACAAACTCCATTGTTGCTCATTAATTACCAATCCATAATTTTTTTAATACTTCTAGCCTTTGCTAGTTTTTTAGACTCTGCTAAAAATTCATTCATAGAACTGTTGTATGCTTCTACTAATGTTGTTAAAAAATCACCTGGATCTAATATTTCAATAGGGTTTTTACGTTCGTCTACAATTATAATTTCTGTATTTCCTAAATTAACAAGTGTACTTACAAAACTAATAGTGCTTTTATCAGCAATAAATGTACCATTATTATATGTGATTGTTTGTAAACTGTCTACACGACTTCTTAAATTACGTTTTTGATTTTCTATCGTTGAACGATAGTTAGAAAATTCTAGTGCTTTGGCCAAGCGTTCATCCATAGTGTTTTTACCTCCTATGCGGTTATTTAACTACTACTATAACTTATTTATGATTGATTGTCAAGCAATTAGCTGTCATTGCCACTGTTAAAGTTTTCAACTACTGCAATTACAGGACCTGTTACACTATAATTAACATTATTTTGTGTAATGTTATCTGGGTGTAACGTACTACTAGCAAACTCAGTAGTGCCTATTACTGTTGTATGGTACTGACTGTCATCTAATAACACACGTATTTGTACTTGCCAATTGCCATTACCAAGCTCTACGTACTTGGCAAAAAATTGTGCAAATACTGCACTGTAGCTATTTCCATAGCCATATCCATATCCATAACCGCCACCTGATCCTGGTCCTGCGCTAGTGAATATATTTTGCCAATCTGTTGTTAAATGATAAAATCCTTTAGCATTGCTAATACCACCAGTACCACTTTGTAGGGTATTGTTGTGATTCATTCTTAGTGTGCCAAGTCTGTTAAACACACTTCTCCAACTTAAATATCCATCGTTTGATGTATTACCAGTAGCATTAAGAGACCAACGCACTTCACCACCACTGTTAAAAAAGTATCTTGCTTCATTATAACTACTAAATGTATAACTAAAAATACCTTCTAGTTGTGTTGTCCAATTTGCAGTACGTGTAAATGTAGGTCCGGCAATAACACTGGCATCATCTACTGTTAAATGTTGATCATTGGCAAACATTTCGTTATCTAGTGTTGTTTCTAAATTATTAAGTCCACTAGCATATATAATTGTACCAACAGGCACAATTGTATAACGTGTATTACTGCCAACGTGTTGCATCATTATATTTGTTCTATTGATAAGTTGGTTAATATCTACAGCTTCGATAATATCTCCAACTGCATGATTGTTTACTGCCGCGGCATTACCCCAACCAAATCTATGTGTGGTTCTGTTGTAAACAACAACACGTGTTGCGGCTGGTAATGCGCTAGTAAATGTAATTGTACCTGCAGTATAGTCAATTGTATGACCTAATATTTGTACTTCGTTTCCTATTTGTACTACAATAAAATCCCCGCTTGTTGGAGCAGGGCTTAGTGTAAACGGTCCAGTGCCTGGACTACTAGGATAATCATTTTCATGAAGTGTTAAGATAGCATTACTAGTGCTAGCGTTGTTTAGTGTAGTGCCTGAAAAAGCGGCAGGATATTGAACAGTACTGTAATTATCAGAAAACAATTTGTTATACGTTGTTGCCAACGTATTGTAATCTACTGCCTCAATAATCTTACCAACAGACACGTGAGCCACTTTACTTTGCTCCTACTACTACTTCTATCAACCCAGCTTCGTCGTTGATTTTGGTTTCTAGAGCCCTTCCAATTACATGTACGTAATGAAAGTCTTCGCTATTAGTTGCCGCTCTAGCATGTCCATCAATCTCTGAGGTTACTAGCCTATCTCCTTTTGTAACTTTTCCAATTACTCTGCATGGTACTCGACCTGCAAGTGCAATATAAGGATGTGTGTTATCCTCTCCAGCACCTGCGTTAAGCATAAGTCCTGGGTTTGTACTAATAATACCAAAAACATTGCTATCCATTTCAGCAGTGCTTTGTGTTACTTCATTTTCTCCACCCAAGCATACAACCCAACCGTAATCATATTGTGCATCTGCGTGATAACGTTCTGCCAAGTCAGCATACTGAGCTCTTACTGCGGTACCATTAAACAAATAGTCAGTGCCGTTGTTTAAATTAATACCTTGCACGATACTTGGAAATTGTGTGTTAAGTAGTGTAACACCATCTTCTAAATACTCTGCTGTATTTCCAGCTGTTTGTGGTACCCAACTTGTAGCATCACTGCTTGTAATGCTTACAATTTGACCGCCTACAATCATTTCCAATGTATTGTGTACATTGTTGCTAGTGTCGTAGCGTGTACGAGCTAAGAATCGTGTACTGCCAGCTGGCTGACCAATTGATTGCCAACTTCCATTGTAATACATGTAAAGCTGACCAGTATCTACATCTAACCAAAGATGTCCGTTACTTTCGCCTGCCGCATTAGGTGCGGCGCTTTGCACTGTCATACTAGCGATACCTTTCCAGTTACCGCTGTTTGCTTGAGTATTGTCATAATACTTTAAGCAATTGTTTGTACTATCGTACCAAATTTGACCTTCACTAGGTTTACTTGGTGCTGTACCACCTGCAAAATTTTCTAGCAGGTGTAAAAAGTCTTCAGCAATTACTTCTCCATAACGGCTGTAGTTTTTACCTACTAGACGTAAGTCTGTGGTTGTATCTACTGTACCATCATTGACAACAATTGCTGCTTTGTTTGTATCTGTATAATCTACTGTATAAGCCATTGTTAACTTCCTGCTGTAATTCTAATTGTGTAGATGACCTGAATTTTTCTGTTAGCACTTTTTTGTACTGGATGAAAAATAACATGGCTAATAAATGTACCAGCCTGTGTCTTAATTCCAAGTTCATCAAATATATAATCGCCTGTCAGGTTAACAGCATTATCTAATGCGTCCTGACCACTAGGCTCATTATAGTCTAGTGTGCTTGTAATGACAATATCACTGTAAGTGTTTCCACCAACGTGTTGCACTACCATGTTGTTTTCGGGATCAGCTGTTGAAGTGCTTGCGATACCTTTACTATATGTTTCGTTATATAGTTGGCCTGTTGCACTAGATGTGTTAGTTGCTTGATATGTTACAACTCCCAATGCGTCGACATTGACACCGCCATTACCATATGCTAATTGTAGCATGTGATAACTATTTCCTGTACTGCCGTCGCCATCAGTTAAGTTAGCTAACAAATGTGCAATAGCAACACTCATATTTTCATAGTTAATGGCATTACGTTTGTTGACCAATACTTCTCCAGAATCTGGATCCTGGATTTTTATGTGTCCTTCAAGTCTCATACCTGTTTGTTCATTTAACTGATGCATTTGCTTCTATCCTAATATACTTATTTATACGTTTTGTAAAGTTAGCATTTTACCCATTGGTGTAAACAAACTGAGCTTCTGGGCTTGTGCTTGTTGAATCGGTAATGCTCTTTCCAAAATCGTTAAATGCTGGTCTTAAATGTTGACCATAATCTTCTAAACGTGGGTGCATATGTATTCTAGTAGTAATACCAGATTCATATACAGTGTCCCCACTTGTATGTGTAAATTTACTTGTACCTCCTGTGCCTCGAGCACAGTTCATTAATGTATTTCCTACTGCATGTGTGTAGGTTATACGCTCATTGTTAACAAAAATTACTCCACGCTGTCCAGGAACCGGCATTACTAGTTGTGTTGCATCAGCAACTTCAACTGTATCGTCGTTCCATGCAACATTTGCGGACAATGTTGTATTTGCATTTATTACATTTGCTTCATACTCTTGGTTGCTTGTTAACATAATTCTAAATTGTTTTGTATCCGCTGTTACTGTGTTTCCACTAGTGTTTGTTGTTACGTTAATAGCAACTGCTTCGTCAAACATTGCTGGATATAACTCAGGTGCCCAACCCATACAACTTGGTTGTAAGAATGTATTGCCATGATATACAAACTCAAAGTCGCTGTTACTACCATCAATTGTAATTGTAGTAGTATCTATTGTTGTACCTGTTGTGCTAATTTCTACACCACTTGCACCATCCTGTGCAGTAAACGGACTTTCGTCTGTATGTGTTCCAACTGCCCAATCATTTCCACCATCTAATACTAAATCACATACCCATTCCTGACCTGTGTATCTGTCTATACGTTCCGTAATCATTAAGTTTTGTTGATGTTCGGAAACAGTAATAGTTGCACTATCGTCAGCTGTACGTTGTGTTATAGTATCACGTAACTTTGTATGAAATGGCTTGACAGTATTAATATAATCAATTACGTCTTCATCACGCTCAAGTACAAACAACTTGTTGAGTTTTTCTAAACTATGTTTTAGGTATGCTTTAATATACGTTGTTTTAAACGCCCAGTCAAGATTATTCTGCTCACTGTTGATATAATTTAGCATAGTAAACCACATATCTGCGTAAAGTGGTGTATGTTGCCCTACAAACACATCTGCTCTAATAGCGTCTAAAATATCGCCTATTATTGCTCCAGGATCATTATCCCATGGTTTAAAGTCCCAATTTTGTGCGTCCCATCCGTAATCTAAACTTTGATAATCCCAAAGCAGATCGTTAAACTGAATTGTTGCTTTTTCCTTATACTGTAGTTCCCATGTGCCGTTATTATACAAGAACGCTTGTTCTCTGTTAACACCATCACCGTCCTGACTAATGCGAACAAGTGCAAGTTCACCTTGTGTACCTTGTACTAAAGCAAGCTCACTTTTATAATCTACAACACGGTCCATATCTTGACCCAAACTAAATCCAGGCTTGACCCAGTTAGTGAAGTTCCAGTAATCTCTAAAGTCATATGTAAATCCACTTATTGTTTTAGATGTGTTAAGTGTAGTTGCCCAACTTTGTACACCATCTACTAAGTTGATGTTTATTAATTGTCTGTTAAGTTTATTAACTAGTACACGCCTTGCTTCATGTTTATCCCTAAACCAAGTCTGTTGTTTTCTAATGTCACTACCCAACTGTGTAAATGGATGTAGATCAACATTTGGAACCATATTAGGTGTACTGTAAGTAACTAAATTATTAGCAACAACAAGTCCATCACCTGCAAAAACAGTATCGTAAATTATTGCCCACGTATTAAGAGCACCAATTGGATTTACTCCTGTGTTTGCTATTGTACTTCTGTAGTAAGATCCTTGATGCTCTACTAGTATGCCTGGCGCATAACTTGTACTGTTACTCCACGTTACAAAATTTTCAGTTGTTACATTACTATCATATCCCCTTGCGCTATCACGTAAACTAATGTGTAACCATTCAGGAATAATTGTAGTAGGATCATTTTCACTAAGTAAAATAAACTCTTTATGATGATCTACTTCTGTATTAGCAAAGTTAATTTGTAACACGCTGTTTCCATCCGCCATATATTGATCTAAGTTTGTTGACAAGAAAGCATTGCTATTACATGCAGCTACCCAATCAACATCAAAACTTGCTGGATCTAAAATTAAAGTACTTAATTGTATTGTACTAAATCTACGATCTGGACCAGGTGTAGTTGTTTTTAATTTGACCCAGAAATAATAAAATGTTACTTCTTGTCCTGCGGCTAAATCAAATTCTACATTTTCTACCCAGTAGTAATTTATTTCTCCAAATGCACCTATTGTAGTATAAGGCACACCACTAAGTGTTACACCATCAATTACAGTTACAGCCTGAACAGCCGATTCATATTGATCAGGAGTTACTGGACTTTTTGTCCATTCATATATGTCAATACTACTACTAGGGAATAATTGACCCCAATTACTTTGCCTGTCAATCAACCCACCTTGTTCATAATCATAATATACTGCATTACTTAAATCCCACCAAGTTGTACCAAGATATTCTTTTGCCCAAAACTGTGCGTTATTGGTTTTATATGTACTATCGGTAGTATTATTGTATACTGCAACATCTGTATTTTGTTTTATATTGATTTCTTTTTCAGCAATACCTGGAATAATACCTTTTATAGGATCATATACTTCTAGCTGTGCAATCTTTTCATTAGTTAACCCATCATACACAACACTATTTTTAATCTTAGTATTATCTACTTTCTGATTTTGATCTCTTACTTTTTCAAACTCAATAGTACTTGTAACCATGTTCATTTTTGCTTCATATACGCCACCTAAGTTTGTTGCAGTGCCGCTATTAATAACATTATCTACATATGCTTTCATGCCAGGCAACCAACCTTTGCCAGTTGACTGGTTATAAAAGCCAGCATTGCTGAGTGTTGCAGTAAGTTCATTTGTACTGTTAAATCTAGTAGGCCTTAACACCAACATCTTGCCGCCATATCCTTTAGATTCAATAAACTCATCAACATAAAAATGCATGCTATCTTCAACACCACTTACTTGGTGTATTCCATCTAAACTTGGTGTACATGTTGTGTTTATAAGAACTATATAATCTCCCTGTGCAAGATTATGATTATTTACTTTTACAAGCGCATCATCTCCACTACGGTTACCTTGACAACATTCAATAACTTCAAAATCAAAGTCAAAAACTTGATATAAATTATAGCCTACTTTACGACTTGTACTTAGGCTACGTGTTCCTTCGTTATCTAACAACCATACTTTTAACTTAGTTGCTGGGTCTGTAATTTGTGTCCAATCACTTGAAGTAAATACATTTTCAATAATTTCTTGTGCATTAAATGTTCCGTGCATTAATCCAATTGATGTATTAGCAGTTCCCATACCAACTGTCAAGACACTATTTGTACTTGTTAACACAATATTATTATTAACATTACTTGCTGTCACGCCACTTATACTTGCATTGTTTATTTGATCTACTAGATCATATATTGCTAAATCAATATTACCAGTGCTTACATTTGTTGTAGCATTATATACCCCTTGGTTAATACCTGCGCTACTATTAGCAGTACCTTGACCAATATTTAATGTTGAGTTTGTACTTTGAATTTTAAACGATGTTCCATCTGCAACTGCACTAACTTTTGATATACCAGCATTATTAATTTGTGTAATAATATCCCCCACAAGTAGTGTTGCACCACTTACAACAGTACTGCTTGTTGCTGTGTAACTTGTGGTATTAGTAGGAACCCCTATTTCTAAATTACTACCCGCATTACCAATAATAAGTGTATCATCACCTTGACTTGCTGTTTTGGTAATTACTATTGCACCTGTATTACTGTCTTGGCTTGCAACAATTGTAGTATTACCAGCAGTTGTCATTTCATTATTAATTTCCTGAATTAATTCAGTAGTGCTCCAAACTTTAGGACCAGTGGTGTTAATAACAGCAATAGTACTGCTTGTTAAAATACTTGCGCCTGTAATTACAAAATCACTAAAGTCTGATGTATAAGTTCCGGTATTCATATCATTGATAGTAGTTGTAATATCTGCCTGCCCTGCTGGTGTTGCAGTTGGACTTGCGGCAAGTGAATACGTTTGATTTGTAAATGCATTTACAATATCTATGTCGTTTTGTATTAGTGCTTGTATTTCTGCACTATAAGCAGGGTTAGCTCCAGCAAATTCTGTTTCTAAATAGCTTATATTAATACCTGCATTGTTATTAAAGTATGCAGTAATCCAACTAATCCAACTTGCATTACCTTCTATTGCTTCATACGATGTGCGTAAATTTTCAATTGCATTTATACGAGCAGTTGCTAATGTATTAGCGTTTGCACTTGTTATAATATGTGGATCTATTGCCTGGAATAGCCCACTAAGCGCACTAATATTTGTGCTTGTGCTTACAGTTTGTACTAGATCTACAAATATACCATCTAGTAATAATCCTTCGCCTGTGTTGCCTGTAACAATTGGATTACCAACTGTACCAGTAATTACAATAGGATTGTACTGAACACTAGTTGTGGTTTTGCTAAATGTAATTGTAGTTCCATCTAGTATAAGTGTACTATTATTTGCAGCTGTTGGGCCACTATCTGTGCTTGCCACATCAATTGTGTTAAAAGTTGTTATAGTTTGTGTCTTAGTAAATGTAATAGTATTGCCATCTAATATTAATGTTTCTCCACTAGGCACTTGTGGGTATACTTGTGTACCACGCACAAATATATCGTCACTAGTTGTTAAAAGACCAGTGTTATCTATGTTAAGTTGTAAAACTTTACCGCCATAACGAATAATATCTCCTTTATGGTATGCAACGTTACTACTCCATTCTTTTATTGTAGCATAGTCAGCACTTATATTATAAACATCTTCTATATCGTCAATACTTTTAATTTTGTAATCAGCATCTTCTGGCAATGGAAGTCCAGCATTTGGAAGGAAGTTACTAAACAATCTTTCTTGATCTAGGCTAGTGTTGTTTTTGTATTCATGAGGCATCAACTCAAAAGGTGCTGTATCAATTTTACCTGAAACTAAATCACTACTTCCTGGATGTATATCAATAACTAAATCAAATAAATTATCTGTTGTAAATTGTTGATTCAATCTTATAGCCTGTGGACTACTTTTGACTTTATTTAAAGGAATTTGTACTTCGATAGGATTTCTACGCTGGGTGTCTCCGTAGTCTCCCAATCTTATCATCCAATCTTCATACACGCCGTGGTCTGCATTTGTACCAAATAAATTTTTGTTACGCATAAATCCATCTATTGCTGTATGTGTACCGTTGTAATTACGCTGTCCTTTACCAAATTTATAACTTGCATTATCTTCTATAAATGTGTTAGTTAGATATGTAGGCTGTATATATCCTGTGTTAAAACGTGCAGTTTCACGAGTAGCTTTGTTTAGTGTTTTGCTTTCAGTATTAATATTATCAAGTTCAACTTCTCTTGTACTTGTTTCTAAGTTACTGATTATACCGCTATTACGTACAAGATACCCTGGCGCTTCAATTCTACCATTCCAATTACGTGTACGTTCACCTTCTAATTTAACACGTGTATGCCAAATACCATATCTAGGATCAAAAATTATATCACTAAATTGTGTTTCATTGTTAAGTGTAACTACATGCTCATAATCTACTACATTTATATCAATGCCATAAATGTCTCTTGTTGTATCTTTTAACTCAAATGTAGTGTCTGTATCATTACGCATTACTAAAAGCTGTTCTGGTTTTATTTGTTTTTGCTTCATATCTAAGATATTTGCAGTACCATCATAATTGTACCCAATATAATCGACAAATCCAACCGCACCTTGCTCAAATGTTAATATGTTATTAGGAACACCATTTGCTAAAAATACTTTATCGCTTTTCTTTATGCTCCACTCTACAAGAGCTAGTGCGTCTGCTCTCCAACCTTGGCGAACACGAAATCCTAGGCTTTCATAATATTCCGCTAAACCAATTACAAAATTATATAAGTCTTGACGCTTTGTAAACGTATGTCCATAACTATATTCTTCTGTTGTGTTTTTAAATTTTAGAAAACGTACAACACTACTGTTACCAACTGTTTCTTTAATACTTGCACCACCAGTGCTAGGTGGTATAATACGGAATGTTTTATTATTTTGATTAAATCCTGTTACTGTAAATCCTTTATTACTGTAACTAACACTTACGCCAGTATAAAATTGACTCACATAAGGTGCGCTCTTTGTTAAAACAATACTAAAGTCGTTTTGTGGTACACTTACACGGCCCTTTTGATAGCTACTGTCTAAACTTACATTAATAATATTCTTATCAGTATATCCACCAACGTGTAACATTAATTCAGGTTTTAAATTTTTAAAATCTTGTTTTAAATCTTCTGGTGAAATATTATATATTTTTGCATTGTTAACAATGATTGTTTGCAATCCCAAGTAATTGGGTGTTACATTTTTTGTCAATCCAATTGCTGTTGCACTACCGCTACCATTAGGTCCTATAATTGACAGTGCAATATCATCGCCATATACAGGACTGTAACGATCTATACTAATTGCTTCCAATTGGCCACTATTTACAAAGTTACTATATGCTGGTCTGCCTTTACTTGTATCAGCACTAGTAACTACTGTTGTATTGTTATACCCAGTACCTGCATTAGTAATTTGAACGTCATAAACAATGTTATTTTCTTCTGCCTGGTTATGCAGATTAACATTTTGTAAGTTACCTCTACGATTTGTATCAAAATCTACAATCTGACTAAATCTATTTTGTATTGTGTCTCTACGCTGTAGGAAGCCACTTCTCCAAAATAACTCATGTGTACGTACAGGCTTTAGTTTTAAGAATAATTCATAAATTGCAAACTTGTATTGACTTGTATTGCGCCATTGAGCTTCATAAGGCCCCCAATCGTTAAATTCAAAATCCTTACTTGCTTCGATATTACTTGGTGCTGATACAATACCTGCTGTCACTGGATCGTTAAGTACACCTGCTGATGTAACAAGTGTATTGTTATCCCAATCATAATTATGTCTGCTGTACTCAATTGCTATACTTCCGTTTGGTCCACCAGTGAATCCAATTTTAAGTATTTTAATAAGTGCCGCTCTTTTTGTTGGATCAGTCCAGCTATAATTTGTATCCCACCAAGTTGGCTTAATACCATGTCCTAACATTTCCCATGGATGTGTATGAGGACGATCTGTTCCAAAGTAATAGGTATAGATGCCCTGCCAACCACCAATATTAGGACTAACTGAACTATAATTCCAAGTAAACTTATTATTTGCATCATAATAACTTGTATCATTAAAGCCTGTTACATTATTTCTAGTTGCCCAACGGTTATACCAGTCATCTAATCTATATTTGGCATCGCTCCACCCAAATGCAGTAGGATAGTGTGGGCTAGACATAAATGTTGCTATTTCTATTTTAGTAGTATGATTTTCTACAAGTCCACTGCTTATTCTTAGCTCAAGGTCCAATAGTGATGCTGTAACAACATCAAAATTACTGCTTGCTGTATCATAAAATTCCGTATTTGCACAAGTATGTTTACTTCCATCATGTCCATGTAGTACACCATTAATAATTTCTACTTGTTTACGTCTCCAAAATCCTAATTTAACTGCACTTGGAGGAATAAAGCTAAAGTCTCCCACTCGTTTACTATATATTTCTATAGTTGCAGGATCGTTAGCATTATTCCTAGTAAGACTGTTTGTAAGTGTTAATTGATTAACATCTATAGTATATTCTAGACCTTGTTGCAACAATTTCCATGTATATTTTGCACCATTAAATTGTTTTGCATAAACATAAAAATGATTGTGCATGTCTCCAAATTTGTTTTGTATATGACTTAAACTAAAACTAGTATCGTTTGTATTGACATTAATTGTTTGGCTCGCAAACCCTTCATAATATGCCATATCACTTCTTGCATACTGGAAGGTACTATTCTTACCAATGTTTATTTCATTTAATGCAGTATCAACTATCTGCTTTACAGTATAATCGCTATAACTTTCCCAAACTTGCTGAACTTTATTTTTAAAATAGTTTTTAAAGTTTTCATAGTCAATTGCTACCCGTTTTATATTATTAAGAGGATTAGTTTCAGGCTTGCTTGTAGTGTAAGCACTTTTAGTAGGACTTATAAACTGCTGGCGTATTGTTCCGCCATAATTTGTTATACGTGCAGTTTTATGAAAGTTATTTTCTCCAAAAACAAGTCCAGTAAATCCTGGCATTGTAATTAATTTGTTTTGGAAATGCTTAAACATATTACTAAAACTAATTGTACTAAATGTTTCGTTATTTGGATTAAATTTGTAGTTTGCCGCTGTATCATATACTGCATTTGGAATATCATCATCAGTAATATATTCTACTTCAAATACGTCATCTTTTTTTGCAGGATCAGTAATAACTAATTTAGTTCCCACAATTGTAAAGTCTACATTCTCTCTTATAATGTCGCCATTTAGTTTTACAATTATACGCTTGTGATTGTCATCTGTTAGATAAATTCTACCTGAGACTGTACTGTCTGTGATTTTTTGATATCTCACAGTTGTATAAGGATAGGTTGAGGCAATATTAAATGTAACTGTATTATCATTTGTAGTTACAGTAATATCACTGTGTGTATTACCAAAAGGATCAACAAATTCAATATCATTATCAGTTAAATTAAAAATATGTTTTTGTATTACATAGTCTGTATTATACTTACAAACTAAAGTACTGTTATTTTCGCCATGATTAACTCTATCATAGGCTGTAAGACTATTCCAAACATATCTATTATTACCATGTAGCAATCCATATCTAGTATCTAAATTTATATTACTAGTTTGTAAATCTATTTCTACTGCTTCATTTTTACTGGCAATATGTGTTTTAATAACAGGCGTTCTCTGATTTTCTCTAATATATGCCCAACCATTATGATAGTCTTGTAATATTCTATCTTTCCAATAATAGTATCCACTAATTTCCTTTGCACTTACTTCACCTAAGTTTGTAAAATATCTTTTATCTATAATAGGAGTGCTAAAGTTAAGATCATTATTATTGTTGCTTTCAACATACTGCGGTGCAAATCCTAATTCAGGATCAACAACACCTGCTGTATTGTAAACATAACTAAAGATAAAATCGCCTTCATAATCACTATCAGGATAACTTTCTAAATTGTTTCCTAAATCGTCCCACAATTTAAATTTAGGTGCATCGCCACGGAATATTTTTTGCTGGCCGAATTTCCATGTTGTTCCATTCCACCATAATTCTGTTCCTGACCAACCTACTAATCCAGGTGTGTTGTCAGGACCATGTTCTATTAATATTTTGTCACCAATATTTAAATTACTATTATTTGTTGCTAATGTAAGTTGTAAGTTGCCTGTTGCGGCTCCGCTAACTGTATAAATGTTGTTACTGTAAGATCCACTGTTTAAAAATAAAACTGTGTCACCATCATCTAACCCCAATCTATTATTAAGGTAAGCAGACTGTCCAATAATATCAGTTGCCACATCTACATCAGTAATAATATGTGCAACATTTTCTATAAAATTCCATCCACTATCATAAAGTTCAATGTTTGGTGAAAACTCTATAATTGGTCGTTGTGCTCTGTACTCACTGGCTTGATAATCAGTGATCTCAAGTTCATTATAGTCTACTGTGTTACGTAAAGCGTATATGCTAAACCACTGGTTAGCTCTACACCATGGATTCATATCTGTACTTGAACGATCCATTACTACATATTCTTTTGTAGGTAGTTTGAATTCGCTATAGTCCCATGGCTCACTGTCCCAGGAGTCGGCGTCCCAATCACTTGGTAGTCTAGGTGTATAATGCTGTAAATGTTTAAATTTTACAATGTTATTTTCATCTACAGCCAATATAAACTTAATATTATTTGTTCCAACACCTTCGACAAAATATGTTGCGCCTATAATATAATCACCACTTGTACTAGTAGCATTACTACCGCTAAAAATAACACGCATTCCGTTTAACAACTCTAGTGTTTTACCGTTGTCTAAAACAGGTGTAGTATAATTACTTAATTTTGTTATTGTATCAATATCTATTGGATTGCTAGCAGTTGGAGTAATTACACAGGTTGGAATATTATCCATTTGCCAATAATAATTTTTATAGTTAACAAACATATCAATATTAATTGGTAAGTCTAGTGTATAACCTGGTTCACTTCCTATTTTATCATTATTTTTAATTGGACTACCAAACTTACGATAGTTATTTCCAATACTAATATAACTAAGTGCAGTTGTAGTTTCTAAACCATTTTTTAAACTTATACCAGGTGCTAATTGATAATTTAATCTGCCACTGCGAGTTTCAGGTGCAAATAAATCTTGCTCACTTATATAATCTTTTCCTGTAACTCTACCCCAAAACGTATCAAGTGTTTCAGTACTTCCGCTACTAAACAATTGATCTAACGTAGTACGTAGGAATCTTTTATTTGTATCTGTTTGTAAAATAGCAGGCAGTTGCTTTACTAAATCACGACGACCAATATGAATCTTATCTTCGTCAGCTTGTGTAAAGTTTTTTAACTCTTGTGGATCTGCTTTATAATTTGACATCCTACGTCCTTACGTTGTACTTGTTCTTAAATTAACACCTGTAAAGTTATTTACAATGTCAA